TGTTGGAGTTCCGATAACCGCCCATGAGGCGCCCAAGAAAATTAAGTCAACACTGTCGAGAGCGTCAAAAACGATAGTCGTTCCATCAAGTAAATTAGTAGGAGTCAAAGTTCCGTCTCCTCCATCTACGATCATTTTGATAGTCAATCGTTGGCCTTCTACCCCGTCTGCCAAAGTCAATGCCTCTGCCCCGCCTGTCGTTAATTTAACAACCGAATGAGTTACAGGTATTGCTCCTGCGCCTGCTGAATAAGAAAGAACGCCCTGAATTAACAATAATTCTGCATCGAGATTTCCCTCGACCGTAACATTGTCATCAAAGGTTACCGCTCCCGTATAGTTAGTAGCGGTAATGTTTACTTTATTCCCGCTCCTCGTTACTACTGGGCCTCCGACGAAATTAATTCTTTCTGACGCATCAATCTTAACGCCATCATCTAAAACTACTACCGCCGCAAATGCGGATCCCGCGAATAACAAAAGAGCTACCGCGATCATTAAAAATTTGTTGCTTTTCATACCTTCCTCCATTGTTTAACCGTTTTCGATTTTCTTTAGCAACCCTTTAGGGATTGCCCTTCGTATATCCAAATAAACTCTACGTCTGGACTCATTAAATAAAGAGCCGTTCACGTTTATTTCATGGGAGTTTGGATCCCCCACAATGGTTGACTTTTGAAAATAACAGCTATTCATAAGCCATCTAAAAAATATTACTCCCTCGTCGGTCTCAGCTATTGCAACAACAGCTTTATTGACCAATTCTTTCTGACTATCCTTACCTTTTTGTTCCTGCATACCTCATCTCCCTGTGACGCTCTGCATGGTGTTTAATACAAAGCCATTTGATCTCGTATGGTTTAGTATAATCTTCGTGATGAGCTTGCCCATCTTCTCCGCACCAGCATTTTTGGCGCGTGATCTTCCCGTCCCTTACCCCGTTATTAATACATCTGCGAGCTTTAATCTTTTCCGGGTACCTCTTTCGGTACTGCGGCATATACTCTGCCAACGTCCTCCGATTTTTAGCTCGAACTTCCTCGAGGTTTTCTTTCCTGAATTTAGCTGCTGCCTTTCGACAAGCTGCTCTTGTCTTCTCGAGATTTGCTAAACGGTACTTCTCACTGCTTCTTCTGCGTGCTTCTTTATCCATCTTAACCTCCGCAATTTAACTGAGGGTTTGGGGAATTGCGGTACCCCTCGCCCTCAATCAGATTTATAACTTTTTACCCTTTGGGCCTTCCGCTTATTGCCCCCTGCATCATACTTTGAGCCTGCGCTGATTTCATCCCGACGTCTGAGGCAACTTGTGCTTGTTCTAATTGTTGCTGTTGTTGAGCTGCTTGAGCTCTTCCATCTCTGATTGCTTTTATGGTTTCGGTATCATGGAGCTTGTCCTCTCCGATGTTCGTCAATTCGGCAAGGTCTTGTATAATTGTGTCAATGTCAATGTTGTCCATTAACTCTGGGAACCCTTGAGCTGCGCCCAAAGATATGTCCAAAAAGGACGTAATTCCCTGCATTTGCTCTGTTTTCATAACTCGAGCCGCAGGTGAAATGTATTCTAATTCGTAGATCGGTAACTTCTTCTCCAATGCCTCTTGAACAGTTGCTGGCATATACAGAGGTTCAAATCCCTGCTCTATCACTTCTTTCTCGATATCGGTGTCTTGGATAACTCCCATATGACCCATACCAAGAAGATCGTTAAACGCGCCCTGTAATAAAGGAGTAAACATCTCATTGTACTGTCTATTATAAGGAGCTGTGTTAGCGTCACCTCGGATACGATCACGCATCTGAGCTTCCCCTAAAGTCATCCTAGTTTCGTTATTGAAATCAAGAAGTTTGTCCAACATAAACGCTTGAGAGATCTCTTTCTTGAGGATCTCAACTAATTCCAACAGTGGACGAAGATCGCCAACGTCACTAATTTGCCCGATTGGTGATTTTTCACCCAAACCAGAAGTTTGAAATACGTTTAACGCATCTGGCGAGGTATCTACAATAGAAGCACCTAAAGCGCCACTGTCGAGTAAATACAAAGGAGGCGACCCAATCTTTTCGGAATTCGTCATCAGAATTTCCATAATCAGATTGAGCCGCAGGATCGCAGGCATAGCAAACATGGCTGGGGAACGACCATATAGTTCGCCTATTGCCTTTGTGAACCGAGAAATAACCAACGGATGTTGTAAGAAACCGGACTCTTTTAAAATTTTAGAAGTATCCCATTCGAAATGAATTGAGGAGATTGGGAAACCTTTATTGCCAAATTGGTATTTAGTGCCTTCCATACGAGGCTCAACAACTTGGATCACCCGGATCTTGTCGTTGAAGTTCCCGTTTGTATATCTGTCAGCTACATCCTTAGACACTTTATCAATACCGAAGGTACTAACCATTTGCTTAACGGTGTAAGTATCATCAATAAAAACAGTATCAACTTTACCGTCTTTATTCTCTTCTACTAAAAATTTCTTAATTGTTACTGCTGAAAATTTTAGGGGCTGTGTAAAATCTTTTGTCTTTCTTCTGTGAATACCCGCAATACCAAAAGCTCCTTGATCAAACAAATACTCCGCCAAAGAAGGAACGAGGTTCGCTTCTGGCTGGTCAAGGAAGTCTGTAAATCTTCGCGTGATTGTAGAGTAAAACTTTTTAGTTTCTTTGGAATTCTTAATGTGTTTTGGTCGGGCTATACGAACTGAGCGTGCTCCGTTAGGCCACAGTTGACCTAGAAAAGCAGACGACATCATGTTGTTAGCTTGAGGTGCGTAAGAAGAAAAAAGTTGGTCTGTTAAAAATTCTCCTGGGTTAGGAGTCGATAGAAAATACTGTTTGCGCGTGTGGACGTACTCGCCACAAAATTCCCAGATATTATGCCAAGGCTGCTTGACGGCCTCTGCGTCTTTCATGCGGCTTTTTAAAACCTGTACTTTACTCTGTGCCTTCGCCATTATCGTCCTCTTGTTAAAGTCTCAATAAAAAAGAACGAGATAAATTCTTCTCGTTCGAACCAAAGCTTGTTCTCTGTTGAATTGCTGATGCCTGTGCTTGCTTCTTCGATTTATTGTCCGCCGCGTCCGTGATAGCTTTAATTCTGGCGTCCTCTTTTTCTTTAGCGATAACAGGAGCCATTGCTATATTGGTTTTAGTCTCTTCCCGACGCTCTGCTTCCCCTCCGTACCCTGAATATCCACCCGAGCCTTCTGGCTCAAAAGTTCTTGCCCACCATTCGCCTACATCACCCATATCATCCTCCTCAATTAAAAATCTACTTCCATTGCTAGAAGTCCACCTTAATAGTTTTTGACCCGCCTTGTTTCTTTTGGTTCATTCTCTGCGTGGTTTGGTATGGGCTTGATTTTTTCTTTATTGCACTACTTCCCGAACTTCTCCTTATTACACTATCATACTTTATGGCAAACGCAAAGGTTAAAATGAACGAATCCCATATGTCTGTAGAAAGTCCACCGAGGTTAACTTTGATCTCACTCTTAGGGACAATGAACTTTTTCTTTGTAGGTGTCTCTTTATATTCAGGAATGAGTGCACATTCTGTAAAGAAGGCATCATCGTCAGGAATGTTTACGTTCCCGTCATGTATCCAATCTCTAGCATTAAGCATCATTTCTGAGCGTTTGTTTAAGTAAATGTCTTTTTCAGTCGGCGTTTGATTAAAGTATATGCCTTGAACAACGTCTCTGTATCCCCAGCTTCTTAGTAAATCGATCGTGCCATACCCTTGAGCAAAATCAATAAACACTTTCTGAGGGTCGTATCTCTTGATCAACCTCTCCAAAAAGTTTGCGAGTTCAACCGATTTCTCTCCAGTATCACCCGGAGTATTCTCGAGGACGTGATATGTAAGTATTTGCCTTCCTCTTCGGATGGTAATAACGGTGCGGTCATTGCTTCTCGCACAATCCACTCCGAATACAACGGGGGCATTAGCATCGGTAATGTTACATTTACGAGCTTCTAAAAGTTTTTCCTTGTCGACTAAGGACGCACCAGAAACAACAAAAGCTTCTGTGGCGTTCATAGGATACTCTTGTTGAAATTTCCATTCAGATCCTAATGAAACTATTTTATTTCTTCTCCAGAGGACTTGGCTGTCTTCGAGTTTGTAAAGATCTTTAAGATGAAGTTCATGCGACTCCAAGAGAAAATTTTCGGGAACGAAAGGTGCTCGGTACTCTTCCTGCCAAAACCACGGTACGAAGATGAGCTGATAAATTCCTTTTCCTTTGAGAGCGTCCATTGCTTTTCGATAGAACATATTACCGATACCATTAGCGGTCGATTCCATAATGATCTCTGTACCCGGGAGTTCCGCAACCGCCTGGAAGAGCCCAGTTTCAAGTTCATCCGTTTTTTCATAAAATGCCGCCTCTGAACAATGTAAATATTTGATTGTAAATCCACGACCAATATCTTCGTTCCCCGCTGTTCCAACCGTATATTCAGAAATGAGTTTAATATCCCCTTCGCCAGGGAAAGCAAACTTCATTTGGTTTTTGTTGGATGTGTCGAGGGTTGGCGCCAAAACTCTTGGCATATTGTCGTGATATCGTTTAACCATGTCAAAGAGAGGTCCGGTCGTTTTCGCCTGATGGGATAGAATAAAAATAGAGGATTCAGGTTTAAAAATCGTTTGTTGAAAAAAGCGTGCGGCCACATAGGTAGAACACCCTTGTTGACGCCCTTTAAGGATCAACGCACGAACGAAGCCAAGAGATTTCTTCTGCTCTTCTAACTTCTGGTGAACGTACTCTTGAGCGCGATTGATCGTAAAAGGTTGGATTTCACCCGACTTATTACGAATTTTTAGTGAAGTTTTGGCAAAGTAGGGAAGGTTATCCTTCAGCAACTTCATCTTCCTTCTTCTGGCTTCTTGTACTTTATCCATTATATATCCATAACATCGGTATCGTCAGTATTGTCTAATTCATCCAGGAAATCACTCAGTGTACCCTTCAAGGTCACGGATTTGATATTCTGCATTGGCTTGCCCATAACTCGATCCATCAGCTCCTTACGAGCGTCAGACCCGCCACAAGAGGCTTCGTCAACAAGTTGAGCGATCATTGCCTCGCCTTTGGTCATTGTGAAATATTTCGGATCTTCACCATCATACGGGAAATTCAGGAACTCCTTGGACAGTTCAGTAAGGACAATCGCTGAATTGTTCTTATCAGAATGAGGTTTTTCAACCAAAGCCCTAGGAACTCCGTTTTCCCAAACAATCTTCGGCTTAAAGGTCGTCGATGGAAGTTTCTTCTGATTCATCTAATTCTCCAAGTTCGCCTGTTTGCTTCATTTCGTGTTCTAAACCATCAACACGGTCTTGCGCCTGCTTCTTGATTGCTGACTTACTCAAATCCTTTTTCTTTCTGGTGCGTTTTTTTGGAATTTCTGACTTTGGTGTAATTGAAACGGTCTTAGACTCTTTTGGCGCTAATTCCGGATTTAGGTTAGCAACTTCAACATCAAGCTCTAGATCTTCACGATGGATATCCAGATGCTTCTCATAACCCTCAGGGTCAGTAGATGCGAACTGAACAGCTTCACGCAATTTGAACAGACTTGGATGTAAATCCAAAGGAACTTTAAGAGCATGACGCTTTGTGAACCGCGTAAGTGAATCTCGGCTCATATAGCGAATGTTATCCAAATCAGAATTAAATTGATCTTCCGGCGATAATGGCGTGATTTCCATAATGTGATGTGTGCGGAATAAAACATAATCATCATATACGAGTTTCAGCTTCTGTCCCAAAATTTTGTTCTTGATAACCGATAAAGGCTTTTCCAAATCAGGAACAATACATTTAATTTCGTATTCCTTAATAACGCGCTCTTTTCCCATAACACCTGATCGTGCGAGATACTCGCCCTGAACTACTACTTCATATCCTTTTCCCATGATTTTCTCCTTGTAGAGGTTTCCTTAATTTCTACGGGTACATTAGCATTGATACTATCATTTGTCAAGAGGTGTTCAGAATTTTTCTGAAAATTTTTTTCCGGATACATAAGTATCAACTTATTCGTCCTTGTCACCCTTGACAAATACGAGCGACGATCAGAGAAAATACACGCAAAATAATATATTATTATATATATGGGGAGTAGTGGACCAGATGCCATCGGGGTCAAAAAAATGAGGGGGTGGGGGTCAGATTTAAAATTCGTGGCAATCGTGGCGCTCTTGATCATTGGCGATCATGCATCAGTGTATCATTGGCGATCATGCACCAAGGTGAAGCCGCAGCAATGCGATCATGCACCAGCAGCAGCGCAGCAGCACACACGCACACACGCACACACGCACCAGCGCAGCAGCGCACCAATGCGCCAGGATCCCGGCCAGCTTGCGCTTGTGTGTGATTGATACTATCAACGCACAATTTATGAGCACATGCTCATAATACACCATAAAAACATGTTCAACTTATATACAATATATCCTATATATTTGATTATTAATCAAATAATATATTCTCTGAAAGATCCTAATTTATACCAATATATAGAAACATGATTATTCATAAACAGCATACACGCCAGCAGCTAAGGATCTATTTACTATCAGCACAAACGCGGTGATACATTAGCATATAAAATATACGCTATTCAAACATCAGCACGAAAAAAGCTTGTTTAAAGATGTTTATGTTCTTCGAAATGTTTAATCTTTTTACAAGTGATATACATGGCAGTTAACACACACCGCCGAGGATCTTATACTTTAATGATGATACTATCATTATTAAATAAATGCTTTACATTAAAGCGCGCCGGGTGTAGAATGCTTTTACAATATCAATTTAACAGAAAGGTTTAAACATGGTACAAATAGTAGATGAAGATGTAAGACACAAAGAGGGCTTGCTCGATATTGCGCGCTGGTACTTGCCAGCATGCGCTTTGCTTTTGGTGTTCTTATTGGCGATCATTGGCCTATTAATACCAATGGAGAAGAAGCAAGAGCGCCAGCAATGGCAATGCAATGATGATATGAGCGATTGCGTAAACCGGAAAGAGCTTGCCGACCGCTGGCATGAGAAATATTAATAATGTAATAAAATAGGAGATCATCAGCATGGAAGATGAAACACAAGAAATAATACAAGGTAACAAGGACCTAAAAGCCTGGATTAATAAGATCCTGGACCAATTAAAAGCTGCGCAGCAATGCGATAAAGCGCTGGATCTATATGGATCTAATTGGGACAAAGTGATCCAGGAACATTTTAACACTAGTAATATATGCGCTCACACAATGCGCGCGCACTATTCATACCATAAGCAGATGTTTACTATTTGGAGATCATCGCGCTGCGCCGAGCCCGGCTTGATCGTTTTGGCCTTGTCTTTACTAGCGGATAATATATAAAACCAGCACACAATATATTGTGCTTTGGATTTTCGGATCTAAAAATTCAGACACAATATATTGTGCTTTTCACCAAGGGAGAAATATGGAGAAATTGACACACGATCAACTGGCCAGGATCCGGAAACACCGCATGCGGGAGCTTGACGCGGCCTTTACATTGAGCTTTTGTTTACTCATTGGTGCGATCCTGATCATTTTAGCAGTAGTATTTAGATAATAAAAACAATACATAAACACGTAAAAAAGGAGCTTTTAAAATGTATACACCAACAGAAGAAAGATCAGATCTACAAAATCGGCTGGAAAATAATTCAAGATTGAGCGCCGCAAATTGTCCAGCTTTGTTTAATGAGCGGCCGCATTTTAGCAGATCAGAAAAATACAATACAATATCAACGGCCAAGATCCTGGACCACTTAACGCAAGAAGGATTTATACCAACAGCAGCAAGTCAAGCGCGCAGCTATGATCCTTCAAAAAGGCCCTTTGCGCGTCACGTCGTGCGCTTGCGCCATAAAAACGCGCCAAATATTGGCGGATCAGTGCCGGAACTGGTTATTATGAACGCGCACAATGGCAGCAGCAGCTATAAATTAATGCTGGGTGTGTTTAGAATGGTATGCGCTAACGGTTTAATTACCGGTGACGCCTTTGGATCCTTAACGATCCGGCACACTGGCAGCGCGTCAGAGGATATAACGCGCGTCATTACGGCCAGCAAGAAGATGATCGGACTATCCGAGCGGCTTCATTACACCATTTTAAACTGGAATAGGGCCGCGATCAATCCGGACCAGCTGCGCGCCTTCTCTAATATAGTAAAGGAGCGCTTTTTTCCTGGTAAAGATCTATTTACTGAGGATCTAACGCGCACCAGGAGACCAGCAGACCGCGATCTTTCCAATTTCTGGACGGCTTTTAACGTGATTCAGGAGAATTTAACAAAGGGCGGCATGTTATACCGGGCGGAAAATAGACAATACCGACACACCAGGGCCATTAAATCGGTACAAAGGGACGTTAAAACAAATTCCGAGCTTTGGAACATGGCGCAAGCTTTTAAAAATCAGAATTTAAATTAATAAAAAAGGATCAGATCATTATGGAAAAGACCGAGGAAAAAATAAAGTATATTCATTTATCGCAATACGCTCTTAATAAATTAAATGTCGGTGAGTATTTTATATACTCAATAGATGATCAGTACAAAAAAGGGCTAGTAGTTTGCATATTGGGAGACGAGGAAGGGCCAGGCGATCGAAAAGTAATGATCCCCATATCATTATTATGTAGAAGAGCGAGCGGCCTTGATAGAGCTAAAGAGCTATTTAAAAACGCATAAATAAAAAAGGAGCGGATCATTATGGACAAGAAACAATTTAAACAAATGCTGGACCAGGTAAAGGAAAATTCTTTCGTACAAGGATATAACGCGTCAGATCAGGAAAGCGCCGGCTTGCTATTATCAAAATATTTTGATTATTGCGGCCTGGATATCTTGCGCGCTACTTATTCAGCGCTTGAGGACGCCAATTTTCACGCGGAAAACGAAACAATAGACCACATGATCCAGAGAATGGAAAAGGAAGGGGCACCATGCGATCAATAGGAAAAGTAAACAAAAGGAAGCTGCTGGCGATCATAGCAAAAGCAGTAAAAGACAATGAAGGCCAATTTTGCGGGCTAAATAATGCTGCAGCACGCCAGCAAATTGAGCGAGATACGCCGGGCGCCTGGCTTGATATTTGGGAAAGCGCCTGGAGCGAGATCGAGCGCTTGACAAGTGACGCGCTAAGCAATTACGCATACCATAAAGAGATTAGGTATTAAACAAATAACCGCGCGGGCCGGACGCGATCAGATCCGGCCGAAAGGTAAAACATGAAGACAAGAAATAAAAGCAATAAGTTGGAATATCAATCCGGAAACAATAAGATCCCAAAAAATACTATGATCATCAATATGGGATCCGCCGCAAATTGTCCAGCGGGCAAGCGCGGCTTATGTGAATTTTACAAAAATAAAAAATGTTATGCTATGAAAGCGGAAACGCAATATCCGGCTTGCTTACCTTACCGGACGCGCCAGGCGGCCTATTGGAAGAGCACACCGGCGCGGATCATTGCGGCGGATATCAACGCGGCCCTGGAGCGAAAGCGTACACCTTATAAATATATTAGGTTTAATGAAAGCGGCGATTTTTACGGCCAGCGATGCATTGCTAAACTTTCAAAAATTGCGGAGCTGGTACCTATTCCAATTTACACATACACCGCGCGCAAAGATCTAAGCTTTAAGGGCCTGGATCCTAATTTAACGATCAACGGCAGCGGCTTTATGATCCACAACAATTTTAAAGTTGTAAAGGATCCTAAAGGAACGGTATGTCCTGGAAATTGCCGGATCTGTAGTTTATGCGCAAAGCGCCGAAAAATTACGATCGAAATCGCGGTCCATTAATCCATTGTAGGCAACGCCGTAGGCAACGCCGTAGGCAACGCCCCTAAAAAGGCGCGCCTATGGTCCAATTTTTTACATAATCGTAGGCAACGCCGTAGGCAACGGCACAACGAAAGGTAGGCAACGCTATGGAAATTAAAATCGAATGTAAAATAGAGAGTGATGAATTACTGGAAGAGTTAAAAGATAAAGGTATCGAGATCCATGAATTTTTTCCCGATTATTACCTAATTGATTTGTTGTGGGACGCGGGTGTCGGGGTAAATGAAGCAGGTCGTGTTTTAACAGTATTAAATGAAAAAGGGTTGTTATATAAAAAGTTTGATAAAAAAGAGTTAAACATCTTCTATGATGAGATTTTGGAAGATATTACCGACGGAGACACTAAGGAAAGATTTGGGGAGTTTATCCGGAAAAATCTAGGATACAAATAAATCCGCTTGACAAATTTTAAAAACGGGAGTATATTACTCTTACTCTAAAAGGGAGTTCTAAAATGATTACCTATGATAATGAAAAATATTTAAGCACCAATGAGGCGTCCACCTACATTGGCAAAAATCCGTCTTCTTTCAGACAATTTATCCAAAGACATAAAAGTTTTCCAAGGCGCAAATTAGGCGGTAGATTATTCTTTCCGCTAAGTGAGCTGTACGGTTATTTTGCACGCGAAAGAGGGATCCCTCATTTAGAGGAAAGCGGCTTATCCTACGATGGTGTTTATAGGGTTAATGAGGTCCAAGAGTTATTTGGCGGCTGCACCATCCAAAATGTTTATAGCTTTATCCAGCGCAAGAAGATCCAAAAATATTGTGATAATTATGGAATGATTTTTTACTCAAAAAAAGAAGTTAACATATTTTTAGACAAATCACTAAAGAAAACAGACGTATCTGACCTATAAATAGGGGCTTATAATGGACGTTGTTCAATACATACAGCAATCAGCGCAGTTTCACAAGTATTTTAAAAAGTCGAAGTATTCGAGCAAACAAGAGAAGTTTGCCCGAGATTTAAATTATAGACTGGTTTTGATGGACGCGGAAAAGAAAACGCCAGGTATGCAAATGAGATACTCTGACAACCCAAAACCACGCGTAGAATTTAAAATGCCAGTAATGGAAGACCTTTAAAGGAGTAATGATGAAATATTTTTCAATGTTTAGTGGGATAGGGGGGGTTTGAATATGGAATTAATATTGCTTGGGAACATATATCCAAAGAGAGGTCAGAATGGACAAGTATTCTCTGTGAAGGGGATAAGTCCAGCGTTGAGAGCAGGAGTGACGAACAACCCGAAGCATGGGGGAATAGG